GCGCTGGTGGTATGGAGCCAATGGGCAACCAATACACCCTACTCGCGTATATCCCTTCTGATACAACGGATTTACTTTGAGATTTTCTTGTTTGATGTAATCCCATATGTCACTGTCAAGCCATTCGTAGATCGGGTTAACTACTGTCGCTCCTTTTCGCTTCATCAGCTTAATTAGCGTGCAATCCCACACAGGATCGTTAAGCTCTTGAGCTTCTCGATGCACTTCCTCTGCGTGGTCGTATGAAAAAAATGTAGCTTGCCTGTAGTTCCCCCCCTAATGCCGAAGGTGTCGCGTCCTTGCCGTTTACTGCTTTCCGCAGCTCTTACACCTAGAGAACATATTCTATTAGGGGTTCCTGACTCCTTGAGAACTGAACAACAGTAACGGACAATTCGTGTTGGTGGCATATATTTCTGAGGGATTAGGTTCCACATTGTAGTCCGTGTTCCGTCGGGTTGTTCGTGATAATCAATCCTTGTCTTTACTCCACGTTCATCAAGTCTCTTGAATACTTCTCTTATGTGGCGCACCGTTTCGGGAGCGTCCACCGTAGTGTGAGAGTTCATAACCTCGAAATCATCGGGGTTAAGGCAAGACTCCGCAAGGTGAAGCATTACATCTGAGTCCTTGCCGCCGCTGTATGTCACGATCAATGGAGCTTCGTAGTAGGTCTTGCTCATATCCGCCGCAAGAATTAGAACCTTCTTTGCCTTGTCGATTTTCTCCGCCAGCGTCTGCGGCTGTCTGTCTGTCTGTCTGTCTGTCAAGGTATCATTTATATTGGTTATTCCTAAGTCAAGACTAAACTGTTCCATTATTTACCTCTTTTCTCTACGTCCTCATCAATCCACTTGGCTATGATAAACGCCACTACACATAAGGCTATCCATGCTATCAATTCCATCTCTTTCTCTCCTTTTTTTCTCACGGTATACTCGCCCAGCCTCGAGCCTTTCTTCTCGGTGTAAATAGTAGTTTCTGCGGTTTCTGGCTCTGATTTCTTCCCTGTGGGCTTCTCTATACTTTCTCTGGTATTCGTTCCAATCGGTTGTCTTATTACCCTCTTTCTGGGGAAGTCCAGCTTTTCTTCTTTCGCGGTATATCTTCTGCTTTTCGCGTTCTTGTTCTCTTCTTCTCATATACCGCCTGTGATTATATTCATATCTGGGGCTGCGCTTCTTTTCTTGATTTACCCCATATTTCGCATCCATTTGAGCTGCTTCAAGTTCATTAAGGATGCAATCGGAAAACGGGCAAGTGAAACAATCTTTCCAATGTTTACATCCTGTTACCATAAGATCACCTCTTAAAAATCTTTCTTACTCAGCCCGAGGGTGTTGAGATAATCTTCCGTCCAACTCGGCTCTATCTCGTATTCCTCGCCGTTCACTGTGGTTCCGTACTCACACTTGCCGTCTGTCTGTTCGTATAGCCAATTCTTGAAACACTCGTCTCCATCAAATCGGTGGAAGTACATTCCCTTATACTTGATAAAGTTCCCTTCTATCTCATTCCCGCAAAATTCACAAGCATGGCTCATCCCTCTATACCTATCCTTTCCCGAATACTAATCCGCATACTCGGCGGAAGTTTCATGTTTTCGGCTTCGCGTTTCGCGTAGGCGTCGTACTGTCTGATAAAGTGGCTTTGCTCTACGCTCTTTACCGTGTTCACGTCCATCAGTGCCATTTCCCGAAGGTTTGCAGCATTGCCGAGGACGTTTTGACAAAGTGGTGGGAGACGGTCAAATTCTTCCTCGCTGTGATACACTGAGTTACAGATTGCTTTATATACGAGGTTCCACGCTTCGAGCGCTCCCATGATCTCGTTTTTCGGATTCAACTTGTTCATCTGTTCGATTACCTGACCGACTACCGGTGGAAATCCTTTTGTATCATTTACCAAGTAGGATTTAAGCCCGAGAGCGACTTGTTCATAACTGAACTCTTCCAGACACAAGTGCCATCCTTTGGCTAAATCATCAAGCTCCTTCTCGGTGAACTTCTCATAGTGCCTCGGATATTGAGTTTTGATGATGTATATGATTTTCCATACTTCCTCGATTGTCATAGCCCCATCCTCCTTCTAAAGAAATCATCGTCAACGCCTGAGAAATTGTTCTGGGTTTGTGATCTTGGTTTGTTGGTGTAGTTCCCGTCAAGAACCTTCGCCATGTTCGCGTCGTTCATCAGCCAATCAAAATTCGCGTTCCAATTTCTGCTGTTGTTCCCCTTCAGGAAGTCGGACTTCTCAGCTAAATCGAAAACTCTTTGAATCTCTTCAAGGCTGTACTTTTTCAACCGTGCTCCGATAGCTTTCTTTCTACTGTCTGACAGTTTGGTAAGTCTGGGGAACGACACGCAAGTGTTGTTGTACATATCAGCGATTAGCTGATACTTATTTTTCTCTATCTCTATATCTGTCTCTAACTCTTTCTCTATCTCTGTGTTGCAATTTGTTTCAATTTGTTTCATCGGTGTTGCATCGGTGTTGCATTGCAACGCTTCTTGTTCCTTTTTTCTTGCCCTTGATAACCTTGACCGCTGTGTTGATGCGGTTTCGGAGCCGATACACGTCTGGACATATGGCAGGAAGTACTCTTTCCCGTTCTCGCTGCTCTCTAAAAGCCCTACCCTTGAGAGGTATTGAATTGTTACTCTTACGTCGTCAGCGTTCTCGTCGATATCTAACGCGAGTTCCTCGGCGAAGTCGTCCATTACATCGTCAAAGTAGAGATATCCGTCGTCCTTCAGTGCTTTGAGCTGCATCTTGAGATAGATGATTGTATACGTATCACCTCCGGCTAAACTTCTAAGTCTCTTGATACGTTTACTTGAAAAGAAATCATTGTAGAGCTTTAACCAAAAATACTTCTTGTTTTCTCCCATCTACTCACCCTCAATCTCCCACTCTGCAACAATCGATAGAAAATCTTCCAGCCTCAAAGTTACAAGGTTTTCACAATTATTTTTTCTAAAGAACACTACAGGAATTTTCCCGCTTTTACTGCTGTCTCTTATCGCCTGTTCCATCCATTCATATATCTGTAGTTTCTCCTGATGCTTACATTCAATGTGTATGTTAGGAAGTCCAACAACATCTGCTGCGTCCCCTGTGTTCCCACAATACTGAGCTGTTCTTCTGGAATCATAGCCATGATCGCGCAATATGCCGACTATTTCTCTTTCATATCTAGCGCCCTTTTGTTTGCTGTTAATTGGCATCTATCCTCCTTTCCACCCCTGCCCTGATAAAGCAGGGGCTTTAAACTCCATAAAGTCTGATTCTGTGATAAATTCCTTTCGGAAACGAAAAGGCTTAAACTGTGATTTCCGTACATTCTCTGAACTTATCTTTATCGAAGCCCGGGAGGCTCTTTACCGCCTCTTTATCGCTGCTACTCAGCTTATTCCACCAAGCCTGCTTATCCTCGGCTTTCGCAACGAATATTTTCACGTAACCGCCGATTGTCTTGTATTCAGGGTGGTTTTCTTTTTCTTTGTCACTCATGTCGTCGGCGTCTATGAAATCTGAATAACTATATGGGCATCCTTTCATTACCCTGTATGCTCTGCTCTCGTACCAATCCTCGAACGTCCAATCGCTATCCTTATCGAAAATCTTGATCTTGGGTTCTTTTTCTGTACAAAAAATTCCGCTGTTCCTATCTCCGCTGTTCCAATCTCCGCTGTTCCAATATCCGCTGTTCCAATTTCCGCTGTTCCTATCTCCGCTGTTCCTATATCCGCTGTTCCAATATCCGCTGTTCCAATTTCCGCTGTTCCTATTTCCGCTGTTCCTATCTCCGCTGTTCCTATCTCCGCTGTTCCAATATCCGCTGTTCCTATCTCCGCTGTTCCTATTTCCGCTGTTCCAATTTCCGCTGTTCCTATTTCCGCTGTTCCTATCTCCGCTGTTCCTATATCCGCTGTTCCAATTTCCGCTGTTCCAAATTCCGCTGTTACTATCTCCGCTGTTCTTATCTCCGCTGTTCCTATATCCGCTGTTACTTTTTCCTGTGTTGCCTTTTCTGAGGTTTTCACAAGTGATCTCAGCAAGAATCCTTATCTTGTTGGTAACACGTTTAACACCTTCCTCCGCGATATCTCCGACTGCTTCTACTTCGCATATCCTTGTATCATCTGATTCAGCGTAGAACTCGTAGCAATCTGCGATTGTTTCACAGAAGTGAAACCCCTGTCTGCACGGTATCGGCTTACCGTCAAAAGTAAACTCTTTGCCTATCTCGTATTGCATCCCTCTACAAGTCAAATCTTTATTAAATGCCTTATATCCTTTCATTTTCATGTCTCCCTTCATAAATAATTTTTCCCGTATCTTTTGCGGAACTCATTCGCTGTCTTTCCGTAGTACTCCATCCATGCTTTCTGCCCTATCTTCTGAAGCTCTTTGTCGAAGTTTCCTTTATCGTGCAGCTTCATGTGGCAGCTATGACACAACATCACTGTCAATCCGTCTTTATCTGCTAGTTTGCGATTCGCTGTACCATGTATTACATGGTGACGATCAGTAGCATATTGCCCGCAGAGATAACAACTCTCTGTGTTTTCTGTGTGGATAATGCTTTCTTTACTTCCCACCCATACCTCTTCTTCTTTTGCTTTCCTTGCTGCTCGCCTGGCTTTTGCTTTAGCTTTAAGCTCGTCCTTGTGAGTGTCGTAATATTTCTTCTTGTATGCCCTGATTTTCTCCTTGTTCTTTGAAGCGTAATTCTGGTAGTAAGAAAAATTTCTAAGTTCCTGAGTATCTCCCCATTTACAATCAGAGAATGGGCAAGTGAAACAATCTTTCCAACGTTTGCATCCTGTCTCCATATGTATTACCTCTTTTGTTCTGTCTGTTCCTCAAGCTGTCGAATCTTTGCTAACTCCGTCGAAGTCAGTGTTTGAACCCCAACGGATGCAGCCTCCTGAACCATCATATCTACTAATGCACTCATTTCTGACGTGTTGAATGTGTGTGAACCTCGGAGCATCACGTAACATCTGAACATCTTTCCGTCTTTTCCTTCCTTTGTCTGGGAGGTTGGCTTTAAGTGGTACTTTTCAGCGTTTAGAGCCGTTTTTTCGGCTTCGTCCGTGTCGGGTAGATAAACAGGTATAGGCTGTCCGTCTATGCACTCTCTGAGCCCGAGGGCGCGTAAATTTTGGTTATGAATCTCGTTGATGTTGGCTCCGAATTTTAATGTTTTTTCTGCGACCTTCCCCGCGAGTTCCCAATAATATGAATTTTGATTCCGGCTACGTTTATTTTTGTGCTCCTGCAAGTCCCATTCCGCGTCAGGCGGTTGGTCCATAAGGAACATAACTAATTGTCGTGTGTTCTTCGTGATTTTCATTTTTTATCCTTCGTCTTAGAAAACCTGTTCATTACGGCCTGATATCCTGCTTCTGTCATTTCGTCGAGAGACTTGATTTTGAAGGGAGCTAACACCGTCGAGATATCGATCCCAGTCCTCTTCATTTCGCTTTCGATCTCTGCTTTTTGCTTCGCAGTTATCTTTGCAAGCATCGGGTCACTTTTAGGAGCTGCTTTCTTTGCTGCTGTTTTTGGCTTGATCTCGGAGCTTTCTTCTTCGCTGTCCTTCATTTCGTCGGTCGGAATACAGAAGGTTTGGAAACAAGCGTACTTAAACGCTGCGCTGAGTGCTTTGTTTGTTGATTTATCACTTCTATCCATCGCTTCACCGATTACGACACATTCGATACTAGAGCCGTCGTCCGTATAGAAGGTATATTTCACGGTGAGAATGGTGTAAACCATCGTTGTGCCACTGCTGCCTGTCCGTTCCTCTCTGCGTGAATCAAGCACCGTAGGAGTAACGAAAACTTTGTTCTTTACCATCGCGGGATTGAGTGCGCTCATTACTGCGTCGATTCCTCTGTATTTGTAATGATCGTAAGTGTTAACGCTGTCCTTTCCGACTATTCCGACATCTTTCATTACATTGGCTATTGCTGAATAGATTTTGCCCTCCATGTTTTATTCCTCCGTGTATTCAATCTCGTTAAATTCAAGGAACTGTCTCACGCTTTCCGCGTCCTCTGCTGCTACCGTGAATGTTATATTCTGGCTTGTGAATGGAATCTCTGAGGCGTCAATCGTAAATGCTTCAGGCTCTACCTCGGGGGTGGGTTCCTCTTCTTCCTGTGTCTCTTCGGTTTCTGCTGCTTTCGCTGCTTCTTCAGCTTCTTGTCTTGCTTTCTCCGCTTCTGCTTCAGCTCTTGCTTTTGCTGCTGCCTCAGCCCTTGCCCTTGCTTCTTCCTCAGCTTTCCTTCTTTCCTCAAGCTGTTTTTTTACTGCGATGTAAGTCGAGTTCTTCGCTATCGCTGCCGCGAGGTTTCCTGTATTCTTGTAAATTCCGATTAGCTCATCCTCAATCTCTGAGTTAAGCCCTTTAATAGCTGCCAAGTCGTTTTTAACTCTTACGACTGCCTCCTGAATGTCGGATATGATCTCATTATCACTGCATGTTGCGTTCTTCCATGTACTCTTAAATACTGCTGAATAAGGTAAGAACTCCTCGAACTCTCCGATGTTCTCCGCATACACCACTTTTGTGTGTTCAATCTTCTCGGCGATACGCTTTTCTTCAAAGCTCTTTAATTTCGCGTCGATCATGTCGATAGGCTTATCAATAACTGAAAGAACATCTTTTACTTTCGCTTCAAATTCTTCGTAAGGTTTATTGAAAGTGCGTTTTACTTCCTTCCTGCGGTCGTCCACTGCTTTCTTAATCTTGCGCAGGGTTGCCAAGTCTGCTTTTGATTCTTTTATGTTGTCCTCTGTGATCTCAAGTTCCATGTATGCCGTCATTTGACGTTCAAGAGCTTCTTTTATCTCTTCGATGTTGCAATCAATAACACCTGCCTGCTGCGTTACTTTAACTTCTATATCATTCATTTTCCTTATCCTCCTTACTTTCCGTGTACTCTCTCAAGTTCTTCGCTGACTTCGAGGATATCCCTCGCGTACTTGCTGATCTTGCCCCTTTTCGCCTTGTAGAAAGCGTCTTTTTCACCGTGGTATAACATCAGCGCTAAACTTACGTCCTCGTTGCAATCGAAGAGTTCTGACATGATATCCGCACCGACGTGTACATTGTTGTCGATATCGAACAGATCATAAATTCCAAGTCGCTGCATCCTCTGCCTGTGAGTAGTTGCGTCTATCTGCATCAATCCGATGCAGGTGAACGATGAATCAACAACCTTGTGATTGAATCGGCTTTCCTTCCAACAAATCGCCTCAAGTAATTCGGGACATATTCCGTACTCTTCGCCCCATTTCTCACAAGCGTCCTGTACCTTCTGGGGTACAATTATCTTTTCCGTTTCAACCTTCCCTGCGTGTACCGTTATCGCGGGTATCAAGAAAGACAGAATTGCTAAGTGCTTAATCTTTTCCATTGCTCATCCTTTCATGAAGTTCTCGAAAACGAAGCGTATTCCGCAGATTACATATTCAAATATCTGCTTCTGACTGCCATCGAGATAGTTTTGGATTGTGATTATTCCATTCATGAGCTTAAAAGTTAACTCATACAGAATCATTTCTCTGCTCCTTTCACAATTTCGAGAATGTCGTCGTCGGGGATTTTTAAGACTCCGGCAAGAACTTTTAATTCGTATATCCTCATTTGGCGGGGGTTCTCGATGCGGGTTAACAATGTTCGATAGTCAAATCCTGTTTGCCTTGCCAACTCTCTGAATGACTTGATTCGCTGCTCAGACATTAGCTTTAAGATTTTCCATTTCATGCTGCCTCAAGTGCCTCCATTATTTTTGATGCCTGCGGTGATTTTGTGATGATGCAGATTGATGTTGCCATGCTGATTGACATGATCGTGTCGTCGTCTACATCGATGAAGTCGAACCCTTCATTGAATCCGTACTCTTTGATACTCTCAATCCACTCTGTATACGGTGTGGTGATGTTTAACTTGTTATATAACTCTCTTGCTGATACGATACTTGTTATTCTTCTCATATGTACCTCACTTTCTTCGGTTAAACCGATTTAAACGGGTAAAAATTGAATATCTGCATAGCTTGTTGAATATAACTTCTCGATTTCTTTGATCTGTGGAACTGTCGGGAATGATTTAGCGCGTTCCCAATTACTTAGTGTTTCTGGTGTTATGCCTAGTGCTTTAGCGGCTTCTATCTGAGTATAGCCTGCGTTCACTCGAAGAGCTTTGAGCGTCATCATGCGGAGGAACCTCCTTTCTTGAGAATTATGTTCATCGGTTAAACCGATTTCATTTCTGTATCTTTATAATAATCGGTTAAACCGATATTGTCAACACTTTTTTTCATTTTTCTTGAATTTTTTTTCATTTTGCCCGATAATGGTTACGGAAGGAGATTAAACAAAAAAATATACCCCGACGCACCGCTTTGATACGTCGGGGTAATTGTTATTTAAGACTATTGATTGTTGAAATATCAGCGATTCCCAAAAGTCCTTTAGCCTTTTTATGATTTATAACTGCCTCTTCTGTTTTAGGCCCGAAAATACCGTCAATGTCAAGCCCTGCTCCGTTCGCATCAAGTTGGAACTGCAACCACTTGACCGAATCACCGCGGTCGCCTCTTTTGATGGTATCAGCAGTCAGTGTATACGGGTTATCCATAACATCGTACTTTGTGAGCCCGTACTTCTCGATAATCGCGATTACCGAATTAACCTCCGTCGAGCTTGTCATATAGCCGCAAGCCTTAATCTGCTGCATCTGTTCTCTGTAGTCACTCGTAGTGAGCACCTTAGCATACAGAGAAGTGTTCAGCAGTTCATAGTAATTAAAAACGGACTGCTCAGCGCTATCATAAGCCCTAAAAGCTGCCCGTATCGTTGTATGCTGCCCGAGAGTGTATTCTTCCTTTGTGGAAGATGTGAAAAACTTCATGCTCCAATATTTAACAGCCGTCTTGCCGGTTCCTACCTTCTGCCCGAAATAAGCATTATGCTTTTTCATTATCGGACTTGTTCCGTAGGCTGATTCGACGCAAGCCATGCCGATACATACCGAAGGTTTAACGTTTCCAAGCGTTCTGTACGCTTTCTGCGCCAGAGGCGCAATCATTTCGATGAATAATGAAATCTCTGCCGCAGTTGCCATTTATTTTTCCTCCCTACTCACAAGTACATCAATAGCTTTAATAAGAATAGGCGGTAACGGAATACCCATAAGCCCCGCGTTCTCTACTATCGATATAAGTTCGTTTGCGCAGAATCCAATAATCGCAGCGTCACGTATATAGTCCGTCCCGATAAGTAAATCAAGCCTGTACGCAATTAAGACGAATAACAGCGTCATTCCTTTCTTGCACAGGCCTTTATATCCGACCTTGCTGCTTAAAGCCCCTGTTTTACTCTTGGGTGATGCTTTGAATACTCCTGCAACGAGTAGTCCTGAAACATAATCGATTCCCATGAAAAAGATTAAAGTAGTCAACCCTGCGCTCCATTCTCCGAATAATGTGGTTATCATCGAGCCTATGATTCCGATGAACATTGCTAATATAGTTTTTCCTTGCATAACTTTTCTCCTTTAACTCTTAACTCTCATTTCTTCAGCTTGTAGCGTGTTAATATACTTTCATGTCCACCTCCTTTTTCGTTGTGATCTACGTAGGTTCGCAAACAATTACGTTACAATTAACTAGGTGTAAATGATAAATAAACCGTTTTGCCTCTAAGAGCAGTTAAATTTCCATCGGTGCTTTGCAGATAAATGGCATTATATTCCCATATCATGTCGCGGTTAAGGGCATTAACTTCTGCGGAGGTTAAATTGCGTTCACCTATAATTGTGCCCTTTGTTAGAGTTGGGCGGCTTGTAAACAAAGAAGTAGTTCCACCGACAGTCCATCCTGATTGTTCATGGAAATATATCATTAATACACCTTGTCTATTTATAATTGCTAATTTGTTCGCAAAATTGCTAATTTGCGAGCTTAAAACGTCTACTGCTGCCTTCACGCCGCCGCTAGTGACAGGTTTCGTACTGTTTGTGGTCGGTGTCGTGTCCCATTGTGTCGCATCCCCATCGTAAGTTGACTGTTTGCCTGCAAGTGCCGTATATACTGCACCACTCTGAATCGGCAGCGCATTATTTTGAATCGGAGTTGACGTAGCTGTCTGATTCTTCCACTTTCCCGCTGTTGCATCATATCTAAGCAACTGTGCATTCCCAACGCTTGATATTGATACATCCTCTAATCCACTTAATTCTGTGGGAACATCCTTCCATGTTCCGTCACCTCCGAGGAACTTTGTGTTATCTCCCGCTGCGGGTGCAGGCACTAAGCCGTGTACGCCTGCCGTTGATGAGGTTGCTCCTACCATATCATTAACTGCGCCTGACACCTCGCCAGCCCAATATTTCGCGTTGTTGTGATACGCCGCGTCGCCACTTGTAACAGGAACACCGTTTCTCGTACCATTCGCCCATGCTTCAGCATCTTCCTTGTTCTGTGCCGCTGCTGATTCGCTCAAGCCTGCGTTCGTTTCGCTTGTGCTTGCGGCTGTTGCGCTGTCTGCTGCCTCGCCTGCGTAGTACTTCGAGTTGTTGTGATACGTGGCGTCTCCGCTTGTTACGGGGGTGTTGTCTCTTTCTCCTACAGCCCACGCCTCAGCGTCTTCCTTTGACTGTGCTGCTGCAATATCGCTTGCTACGGCTGTCGCTGCGCTGCCGCTTGCTGCGTTTGCGTAGTATTTCGCGTTGTTGTGGTATGTTGCGTCGCCGCTCGTTACGGGTACGCCGTTTCTGGTTCCGACCGCGTACGCCTCTGAATCTTCCTTGAGCTGCGCAACGCCTGAAACTGAAGCCGCCGCTTCGTCTGAGTAGTACTTGGCGTTGTTTTGATACGCGGGATTGTCGCTTGTTACAGGAACACCGTTAACAGTTCCAGCACCGTATGCCTCTGATTTCGCCGCGTCTGCGTCCATCTGCTCGATGAATCCGTCAATCTGCTGAGCAAGCTCCGCAGCCTCTTCAATGAGTGGGAGGTCGGTTTCGCTAATCACTGTGTCGTCGGATAATGCGGCGGGCTCAACGTGGAGGATGAAGTTAACCGTCGCGATTCTGTCGTCACCGTCCACGAGAACAAGTTCACAAATCACGTCACCCGCTACGGCGGTCATTTGCTCGGTAATGTCGAATGTTACGACGTTGGAACCTGCTGTCACTGTTGCGAGATACTGAAATCCTGTTCTGTCGGGCTTGGTTCCCTGTATATACCCTGATACGCCGTTCGGGATGTTGAATGTGAGTTCTCCGTCATACAGATACATTGTCAACGTACGGGTGTTATTGTCGTATTGGCTCGCGTTAACTCTTGGCAACACCTGCCCCGTGATTAAGTCCAGGTTAATTGATTGTGTTATCATCCCCGCCCTCCTTTCCAAATAAGCCGTTTATCTGCTTGAGTGCTTCGACTTCCTTTTGAAGCCGTTCAATCTGTGAATACTGCTGAATGATAGCGTTGTTGTAGTCGTTGGCTCTCATGCGTTCGAAATGCGAACACGCGTCTCTCAGGACCATACACATAAGGTCAGCAGATATGTTGTGTTCTTCCATGACGCCGACAAGTAATTTTCGGATATCCTCAGACGCCTTAGAGCACACAATCGTCATTGGTATGTTTGCTTCAATATCCATTACAGTTCCTCCACGTGCTCTTTGAATGTCGCGATGTCAGCGTCACACTCTTCTTTGTACGCCTCATATAGCGTGGGTGACTGAATGTTGATGTTCATGTTAACGTCGCCGGTTGTGGTTTTCTGTGCGTACATATTAACCACTGTCTGATTCTCGATAAGCACGTTCGCGCTCAGGGTAGTTGATTTTGTTTCTTTATACATAAATGCCTCCTTACGATATGGATTGAATTAATCCGTCTGCTGAGTTGATTGAACCCGTCGAAGTCGTGACAGTTTTCGCGTACCTTATTGTTTGTTCTGTCAGATTGTTTATAACCGTGTGCGTATCAGAACGGGTACTTAGTGAGTAAGTTGTGTCTGGGGTGCTTGCAGTGCCGTACAATGTCACATACCCGCCGCCTGACGGGATGTTTCCCGACACAGAGAAATTAACGTTATGATAACTCGTTGAACTGCTAAGAGACGCACTTGATAAGCCTCCGTAACTTATACGCGCGAAACCTGTAAGCACGTTCCCAAGCGATGCGTTCTCGTATTCAATACCCTTGACGAAACTCGTCGAACCACTCACGCCGACTACTCCATTCAGTGCCAACTTACCGATGATGTTGAAATATCCGTCGCCGATTTCAAGTGCCGCCGATTGGGTTCCGTTTGTCTTGTAACCTGTGATTTTACCCATGTTCATTACGAGCTTGCGCCCATCGGCTGTCATGGAAGTGATTTCTCCGTCGTTCTTCAGCTTGAAATACGTTGAATCAATCGTCAGATTCTTCGAGCTGAGGGCCCCTGTCGCGAGGTTGAAAGTTGTGTTTCCTCCTTCGTCCTGAAGTACTCCCGACTTGATGATGTTAGCTGTTAAGGTTCCTGTGTCGATGAAGTCTGCAACGAAGTGACCGTCAATCGTCCATGCGGTGGTAAATGGCCCGTTATACCCCGATGTACTAAAGCCGATTCCGTTCAAATTCATACGAATGACGTTTACGGCTGTGCTTACGTCGTCAGTGTCCATGATGAGGATTTCTTGAGGTTCCCCGTCGGCATTGGTGTTAAATACCACATGACCGCCTAGCCCACCTTGAATGAGTTTTGTTGCGCGGGCAATAGCTTTCTGCATATGTGAGGTCTGAGCCTCTTCAGAACTCGCTATTTCCTCATCAAAGAAGTTATTGAGCGTGTAGTAAGTGTTGCCGAGTGTGATTGAGTTATACCGTTCCTGTAGAACGTCGTAGTCAGTTCTTACTACCTGCGTCGTGAAATCTACGCCGAGCTTTGAATAAACCACGTGAACCACATCACACATATTCACGCGCTCAAGCGCTGCGATGTTCTTGTATTCTTCCGTATTCCAGAGCTGAACAAATGACACGGTGATGTTGTTTCGGAGTTTCCAACCTTCATTGTTAGCGACGTAACTCTGTGCCTTAGCGCGGAGCTGTGCGACGCTCGGAGCATCTTCGTAATTAGATGAAAAATCGACGGTCTTAATGACCTGGTACGGATAATCTGAAACGTGATTCGATAACACAACCTTTTCAGGAAGCATTACCGTGGTTTCTCCGTTCGTCCAAAACGGACATATTCCCGTGTACACCTCGGTCATATCCAAGGTGTTGTTCAATGCTGTGATATTCTTGCCATATCGGAGCGTTACGCCGTTGTCACTGCCTCTATTCTGTCTGAGAATCACATTCCAACGCGAAAACTCGTAATCACCGTGACCGTATACATCCAGAATCGAACCTTCCTCACCGCTCAGCATCCCTCGAACGCTCCGAGGCGTGTCGATGCTATAGCCGCCTGTCACTGTCAAGTCGGTTGTGAACGTGAACGGACAAGTCGGTGTCACGTTGTTCGGAAGATTCGAGAAAGCCTCTTGAATCGAGCCTGCCGTGAATGGCGACACCACCATGCGCGCGAGCCTGTAACTGATATGCTCCGCGTTGATGGTGATTATTCCGTCTAGTGGTCGGGATATCTTGTATATGACGAACGGTTCCGTCAATCCGCCATCGTGTGGCTGAGCTAAGATAATACGATTTTCCTGAATATCGCTGTAATGAATCCCTGTGATGGGGTATTTCATTTCAAGCTCGTACATCCCGTTTCGTTCTTCAACGACTTTGCAGGTAATCGCGTCTGCCAACCTTCCGAGCCCGTTCGTTGTGAAATTTACTTCGTTTCCTTCATATAATATAGGCGTCATATAATCCACCACCTCGGAATTAAATCAATCTGGGTGATTGCACCCGTGAAGCTAACTCCGTTGTTACCGGAGTGTAGCACTATGTCAGCACTAAAAGCTACGTTGCTGTTGCAATTTGTCGCGCCTTTAAATGCGTCCATGATCTCACAATCGATATCAACATATTCGTCAATCTGTGAAATCGTAATCGTTTCGCTTGCGATTGATACCGTTCCCGCGCCGCTGCCGTACACTCTCAATAGAGGCTTTGCATCGAAATTCGTGCGGTTCAGTATCGTGTTATTGCTTGTGAGAACTATTTTTTGTTCTCCACTCTTTAAGAATCTCTGCGGCTTGCAATCAAACTCAAGTGTAAACTCGCCGCTTCGGTTCATATACCCGTGTGAAGTAATCGCGGGGTTCGTAATGAATCTAGCCATGCGATACTCGTAAGGGTGGTAGGTGTCCTCAAGGCGTTTATAGCCTATCTGTGCGCCTGCATAATTAAGGAAGTCCCTCACCCTATGAGGCATATCCTCTTTTATGAACGCGGGGTATTCAAGGGGAACATTTTTAAAGTTCCCCTTATCGAAAATCAGCGCCCCGTCACGCCCGTCAACTTCCTGTATCACTACGTTTCGTTCAGGAGCGGAGAAGGTAGCTTCTCCCGAAATCCATATACCGAACTCCTGTGTCGAACGACCGTTAAATGTAAAATAGTGCATCATCCGAAAACTACCCCTCTTCTCATTACGTTGCTTGCTATGCGCTGTTCGAGAATGTCTGCAAGTTCTGATACATCCTGTCCCTGTGCGCCATATACGTTGATATTGAATGTATTTGTTGTTGCGCCTGCGCCGAGCTGCGGTGCATCGATTGAAGGAACCATCGTAGACGCTAAGTTGCTCATAGCATTTGCAACCTGCGGAAGTCCGTCCGTGATTCCTTTAGTGAGCAAATCAATCATGTCAGGCATGAATGTGTGGAAGTTGCTCAATGGTCCAACGTCGGGTTCCGTGAAGTGAATGTACGATGCGATTGTATCTGCCACACCTTTGATTGTCTCCTTCACGTCTTTAATCTTCTCTTTAATTCCACTTATCAAGTTCGAGATCATATCAAGCCCCCAATTATAAAACTTCTCGGGGAGGTTTGAAACGTATTCAGCCGCCGCACCGATTCCCTCAGTGATTGCGTTCTTTACGTCTGTGACCTTCTCGGACACTGCTGTGTATATCTGGGTGAAGATTTCCTCAAAATTGGTCTTTATCGCTGTGATTGTCGTTGAAATCCAAGTCTTAATTGAGTTCCATACGTTCATTATTGCGCCCTTAATTGCTTCTAACGCAACCGATATAGCAGTCTTAACGCCTGCCCATATGTTTGTAAATGTCTGCACTAAATCAACGCCGAAAGCGCTAAAGAAGCCTGTGACAAGTGCTATATGCGCCTGTATGAAAGCGAGCATACCATTAAGCCATGCCTGAAGTGCCTGTCCGATGTGTTCGCAAAATCCGTCGATATCACCCGTCAGAAGCGCTACAAATGCCTGTACGATATTGGTGATAAAATCCACGATGCTTTTAACGACGGTTAAAACAGGGCCTATCGCGTTGATTATTCCTGAAGCAATTCCCGCGAGGAATTTAAACAAGAACTCGAACGCAGGCTCAAGTGCGATCATCATAGCTTTGAATGATTCCTTGAGTTCTTCGACAATCGGCTTGATTGTGTTCATAGCATTGGCGAGATTGTCTTTCAAAACGCCGACAACCTCCATGACGCTGTTTCTGAAGTCCTCGTTTGTTACAAACAAGTACGCGAACGCTGCGCCGAGAGCTGCAACCGCCGCAATAATTAACCCGATTGGGCTCGTTAATGCTGCAAGTACCCCAGACAAGCCACCGAAGTGCGTGACCGCCTGTCCAACTAGCGTTAGTACTTTGCCACCTACAGCAATAACGGAACCTACCCCACTGACAATCTTGCCGATTATCAAGAGCGCAGGTCCTATCGCTGCAACTATTGCAGCAATTTTTATAATTTGTTCCTTTTGACTATCATCGAGTGCGTTTAGCTTATCGACGAACTTCTGAACACCGTCCACAGCCTTTCTTATCGTCGGCATCAGCAGATCACCAAACGAAATTGCCAACTCTGACAGGTTTGATTTTAATATGGTTAAAT